CGCCGAGCTGATCGGCCGGACCGAACTCATGACCGCCTACAACGACGCCGCCCTCGGTTCATACGGCGAGGCGGGCGTCGAGATGGTGGAGGCCATCGACGGCGATCAGGACGACATGTGCGCCGCCCGCCACGGCCAAATCATGACGCTCAGCGAGGCGGAGACCCAGGACGAACACCCCAACGGCACCCTCGATTGGGCGCCGGTAATCCAGTGAGGACCGAGATGGACACCAAGACGCTCCTGCCCATGAAAGCCGAGCCGCTGCGCGACGGCGAGATCGCCGACTGGATCGCCGGCAAGCGCCCTCGCCGCCTGCTGGCCATCCCCTTCGGGGGCCCGTTCTCGGCCAAGACATTCGGCTACGCCGAGGACGGCAAGGGCCGAGACCTGGACGGGGAGCTCTTCGACGCCGACACGGACATCAAGCCGGCGTGGTTCAGCGAGCGACCGATCGACTGGCACCACTCCAAGGATGCGACCGGGGTCATGAACGGCGTCCTGCTCGGCAAGGCGACGGACCTGGCCATGGAGTCGGACGGCTGGTGGGTCAACACCTGGATGCAGGCCGGCGAGCGCCGGCTGAAGCTCGTCGAGGAGCTGATCGAACGCGGCGCCCCTCTCCGGGGCTCGTCGTGGGCCTATCCGAACCTCATCAAGCGCGGCAAGGCCGGGCACATCGACGTCTGGCCGTATTTCGTCCAGACCTTCTCGACCTCGCCGCAGAACGACAGATCGACCTTCGCCTCCGGCAAGGCGGCGCTCGACCTGTTCGACCTTTCGGGGATCACGCTCGACGACCGCATCCGCGATCTGTTGAGCAGTCTCGACAACCTCCAGTCCGGTCCTGCATCCGACCTCACGGGCGACGATGCGGCAAAGGCGGGGCGCGTTATCTCCTCAGACAACGAAGCAGGACTACAGGACGCGATCGCGGCCATTCAGGCTCGCCTCGATGAGAAGCGCGCGCCCAAGGAGAAGATGACGTGAACGAAACCGAGCTCAACGAAAAGATCGCTGAGCTCACCACCAAGATCAAGGAGCTCGTCGCCGTAATGGGCGAAAGCGCCCAGACAGACAAGGCTCGCTGGGAGACTGCGGACGCAGAGCGCGCGCGCATGGCTGGCGAGCTGGAAGCCCTCCAGGCGGAGAAGGCCGCCGAGGATCGGCGCAAGGCGACCGAGAAGGCCGTCGCGGACATGGAGCACCTGCTCTCGACCACGCGGAGCCCCAGCAAGGCGTCGCTCGTGGGCCTGGGCGGACGCACCAGCGCGGAGTACGAGCCGGGCTCGTTCCTCCGGGGCGTCTTCGAGTCCCGCAACCAGGACTACGGCACGCAGCAAGCAGGCAAGGCCGCACTCGCGGCCCTGGGTGTTCGCGTCGCCGTTGGTCCCGGCATGGGCTCCATCGAGCTCGGGCAGGACGGCGAGGCGGGCAAGGCCACCGTGGGCACGACAGGGGCGACGGGCCTCTGGATCGCTCCCAACGCGGTGGTCACTCGGCTCGTGGAGATCGCGACAGCCCTCAACCCGATGCGCGGGCTGCTCTCGGTCGTTCCCAACGTGGCCGCACCTGCGGTCGCGATCCCGCTGGAGTCGGCGGCCGCCACGCGGGCCGTCGTCGCCGCATGGGGCTCGGCCAAGGCCAACGAGGACTTCGGCTTCCTCCAGTACACCGCGACGATGTACACCCTCGCCAAGATCATGGACGTCGGCAACCAGCTCCTGCGCTACTCGCAGGGCGCCGCGGAGCAGGACGTCACCAACCGACTGGGTCGGAGCATGGCCCTGGGCGAGGCGTACTACCTCCTGCGCGGTGCAGGAGCCACGGAGCCCACGGGCATCATCACGGCGCTGGCAGCGGCCGGCGGGGCATTCGACACGGCCGACGTGGCCGGGTTCGCCACCCCGGCGGCTTCGGTCTACGGCACGATCGCCCAGGCTGTCGGGGCGCTCGAGGGCCGCAGCCGCGTGATCGACGGGGCGATCATGAACCCCGTCGACTTCTGGACCTACCTGGCGCTCGAGGGTTCGGCCATCCGGCCGTACTTCAACAGCTACATCGCAGGCCAGCCGCTCCCGACCACGGACAACAAGCTCAGCCCGCTGTTCGGCGTGCCGATCATCCGCAACGCGAACATGCCCGCCGGCACGGCGGTCGTGGGCGAGTTCGGCTCGGCCACGATGTACACCGGGCTCGGCTACCGCATCGACACCTCCGACCAGGCCGGCACCCGTTGGGACTACAACCTGACGGGCTTCCGCGCTGAAGAGGAGTTCGGCTTCAACGCGACGCCGTACGTGCTCGCTGGCATGTTCCAGCGGATCACGAGCGTCGGCACCTGATCCAAGCCATCCACTGATCGTGGGGCCGGGCTCGCGCTCCGGTCCCGGCCCCACACCTCGGAGCGCAGAAAGATGATCACCCTGGCAATGCTCATGAAGGATCCGCCGCTCGATCGCCTGGCGATGCTGCTCGACTACGTCGCGCCCGTCGTTGGCCAGGTCGTGGTCGTGGTCGATGATCGAACCTCAGAAGACGACCGCCAAGCCGTTTCTCGGCTCATAGGCTTCGCGGGCTCTCAACTGGTGCCCTTCACCTGGGTGGACGACTTCGCCGCGGCACGGAACGCGGCGCTCCCCTACGCCACGGGGGACTGGATCCTGCACCTGGATCCGGACGAGCTGCCGAGCGCCGCCATGCTGGCCTTCCTTAGCGCCGTCGACGCCAGCGAGTGGGGCGACGTTATCTGGCAGGCTGCGGTCTATCCGGCGCCGCGCGGTTACCTGTTCTTCACCCGCAACTACTTCGACGGCCGAAAGGGCGAGGAGTACGAAGAGCACTGGCACTGCCGCCTCTTCCGGCGCGATCGGGGTCGTTGGTACAAGCCCGTGCACGAGCAGGTCGAGCTCGAGGGCCGGCCAGAGCCGATCACGCGAGGCATGCCCTGGCTGCCGAAGGCGCCGCGGGCGGCCTACCTGATCCACTCGCGCATGAATGACGCTCGGATCGACGAGCAATATGTTGCGCTGGGCGAGCGCGGCCAGAGCGGAGCGCCGGCATGAAGCCGTACCTCATCTGGTCGTACCCCTACAGCCACGCCTCGGCTGGCCCGAAGGCGCTGCACCGTCTCTGCCACGAGCTAAATGTAGCCGGCCAGGAAGCCTACGTCGGCTGGACCGGGACGAACCCCGAGTGGAATACCCCGAGCCACTTCGGCGAGCTGCCACCCGACTGGATCGCCGTCTATCCCGAAATCGTGTCGGGCAATCCCTGGCAAGCACCGCACGTCGCCCGCTGGGTCTTGAACAAGCCCGGTCTGCTCGGCGGCGATAGCCAGTACGACCCGGCCGAGATGGTCTTCGCGTGGTCACCCCTCTTCCTCGAAGGCGTCCCGCTGCTGCAGCCCCCAACGCTCGAGACCGACATCTACTTCGACCGCCATGAAGACCGGGCGGGGGCGCTGTACTACGTCGGCAAGGGCTCGCAGACGGAGGCCTTGGACGCGGAGCCCGTGACCGTCGAGATGCGCCTCGATCGCTACGCCCTGGCGGACGCGCTCAACCGAGCCTCCGTGCTCTACAGCTTCGACGCCGTGACGGGGATGGCCGATCTCGCGCGCTTGTGCGGCTGTCCGGTGGAGCTCGTCCCGACCCGAGAGCGATTGGAGGCGGACGGGTTCGCCGCCGAGTATCAGGCGCGCGTCGCTGCATTCCCCGAGCAGCTTCGACGGTTCGTCGAGATCACGCAGGGGAGCCCGGCATGATTGCCGCCGTCATCCCCACCCGCTTCCGGCCTCCGCAACTGGAGCCGCTGCTCGCTGTGCTCCATGCCGACGGCGCGCAGGCGATTGTTCTGGACTCGGCCGACTTCGACCACCGGATCTATTCGATGTGGAACGCCGGCATCAGCCGGGCGCGCACGCTCGTCGGGCCCGAGGCGATCGCCATCCTCAACGACGACATCGAACTGCTGCCGGGGACGCTTCCGCTTATGGCTGAGGCCCTCGGTGACCCCGCCGTAGGCGTCGTCTACCCGGACGTGAGGGCGGGGCTCTCTTCCGGTCTGCCGTTTCGTCCGCTCACGCTCGAGGCCACGTCGGGCACCTGGGGCACCGGCGGCATGACCGGGTTCTGTTTTATGTTCCGCCCGGACTGGCCGCTCACGGTGTTCGATACCTCGTACGCCTGGTGGTACGGCGACGACGACTTCGAGGAGCGGGTGCGCGGTGCTGGGCGGATCGTGGCGCGAATCGTCGGGCTACCGATCCGCCACGCCGCCGACGGTTCCGCGCGGAAAGTCGCCAGTGAACTCGCGCCGCTGATCGCAGCCGACCGGGCGCTCTGGGAAGCCAGGCACGCGGCATGAAGCTCCTGCTGATCGGCGACCTCGCGCTAACGGGCTTCGGCACCGTGACCATGGACTTGGGCCGGGCGCTGCTGGCCCGCGGGATCGACTGCCGCTTCCTCTCGCTCAACGAGCTCGGCGAGCTGCCTGAGCCTTTCGCCTCGAGGACCGCGGCGATGGGCGCTGGCTGGCTGTCGCTCAAGGGCAAGCGAGCCGCGCTCCTGGCGTCCAAGCGAATCAACAGCATGTTCACGGGTGGCCTCTTCGAGGACGGATGGGCGCCCGAGCAGGCGATCATCATCGGCGACGCCGGCTCGCTGCTGGGCAACCCGATCCTGGCGATCTGCCCCCAGGGCTTCCCGCTCTGGCACTACGTCCCGATCGAAGGCATCGCCATCCCGCCAGCGTGGCTGTCCATCTGGGCGACGGCCAGGCCGGTCGCAATGTGCGAGTTCGGCGCCGGCGAGATCGAGACCCTCACCGGGGTGCGGCCGCCCGTGGTCTACCACGGCGTCGACACCGATGTCTTCCATGCGGTGTCGCCCTTCCGGCCCGTCGTGGCGAACGGCAATGTGCTGCGTTCGAAGGCCGAGTGCCGGGCGATCTTCGGCGGGGATCCCGCCCGGACGTGGCTCCTCCGAACCGACCGCTACATGCCTCGCAAGGCGTACCCGTCGCTCCTCCGGGCGGTGATGCCCGTTCTGGCGAAGCATCCCGACGTGGACCTCGTGATCCACTGCAGGCCCCGCGACGAGGGCGGAGACATCCGCGTCGAGCTCTCCAAGTACGGCGAGCTCGCCAACCAGGTCCTGCTGACCGGCCTCGGCGGCCGCCTGCCGCGCGAGGGGCTCGTGGCGCTCTACAACGCCGCCGACCTCTACGTGTCGACCTCGGCGGAGGGCTTCGGATTGACGATCGCCGAGGCGCTGGCGTGCGGCATCCCGGCGGTGGGTCTGGACTACTCGAGCGTCCCCGAGGTCATCGGCTCGGCTGGCACTGTGGTCCCGGTGGGATCGCTCATGGACAACCCCTACAGCTACTTCTGGGCGCTCCCGGCCGAGCGGGCGTACACGGAAGCGGTCGAATACCTCGTGACCCATAAGCACCGCCGCCAGCAGCTCGGGATGCTGGGCTCGATGCGGGTTAAGAGCAACTTCCAGTGGGCCCGGGCCGCTGAGCAGTTCGAGGCGATCCTTGACACGTCGTCCGGACAACACGACGTGTCAACGTCACCGGAGGTAGCAGCGTGAGTTACATGCCAACGGCCGACATGGTCCGGACGATCCTGCTGCTCAACAACCCCGACACCGATCCCGGCTCAACGAGCCGCTTCAGCGACGACACGATCAACGGCAACATCCGCGCCGGAATCCCGCTCCTCGAGACCATGACGAAGCGAGTGTGGATCGACCAGCCGGCCGTCACGAAGACGTTCACGACGCAGGGCCGGGCGCAGCTCTACATCCCCGGGATCCGGAACGTGACCCAGGTGCTCTGGCAAGGCGCCCCGATCTCGTTCGGCGTCCCGCCGAGCAACGTAGGCGCCTGCTGGTTCCTGCCCGACGTCCGCCAGACCGGGATCTACACCGCCATCCAGATGCGGGTCTTCCAGGCCCAGGGCAGCCGCGGCTCGAACTGGCTCTCGAATCCGCAGTGGTTCGACCAGGGCGCCGACTCACCGTATGCGCCGTGGAACCGCGGCGGCGGCGACTCGTTCAACTCGCTGCCGAACGACCTCGCGATCACCGGAGATTGGGGCTACGCCGACGGGGACCCGGAGCTCGGCCCGTTCTACCTGGCGCTGAAGTTCTACGCCGCCTTCCTGACGCTGCGACCGCCCTCGATCCTCGCCGACGTGATCCTCTCGCCGTCGGGCCAGGTGACGAAGACGGCCGACCTACCGCCGGAGGTCGAGCGGTTCGTATCTCAGTTCGCGATCGGCGAGCAGGCGGTGTCGATATGAACGAGAGCGTTACGCTCCAGGGCTACGAGGCGCTGCGAGCGCGTCTGGACCGGCTGAAGACGATAGACAAGCCCCTGCTCCGCATGCTCGGCATGGCTGCCGTACGTGAGGCCAAGGCGCGCGTGCCGCGCAAGACGGGGAACCTGTCCCGGACGATCAACTCCGAGGTGGTGGGCTCCTCGAGCGTGCGTCTCTACGCCAGGGCCAATTACGCGGCCTATGTCGAGGGAGGCACGAGGGCCCACGACATCGTCCCGCGAAACGCCTCGGTGCTCGCATGGCCCGCTTCCTCCGCTGGCCGGCGACTATCTGGTACGGCCAGGACCGGCATGTTCAAGAGCAAGAAGTCAGCCGCGAAGCTCGGCGGCTGGGCCTTCGCGATGCGGGTCCACCATCCAGGGACCAAGCCGTATCCGTTCCTGCGACCTGGAGCCCAGGCCGCGATCGAAGGCGCCGGCCTGGCCGAGACGGTCGTGGCAGTCTGGGACGGCAAGACGCTGTGACGACCCCGGTCGTGGTCCTGGCCTCGGACGCGCAGACCTGGCGCGTCGACGTCCGCGCCGGCGTCCTGGCGATGCTCGCGGCCTTCCAGGCCGCCCACCCGGACGTGATTCGCGTCCATTGGGCCAACCTCCCGCAGACCCTCACGGCCGAGGGGCCCTTCGTCTATCTCGCCCCGCTCCACGAGCGCATCTCGCACGACATGGGCACGCGGGCCACCGTGTTCGAGGGGGCGTTCGGGTACGTCGACGTCCTGGTGGATCCGATGGAAACCGCTGATCGAGTCAGCGTCTTCGCCGACTTCATGCGGGACCTCTGCTCTGCGAACGCCCGAATGCTGCCCTATGGCATGTTCGAGCAGACCGGCTTCTCCGAGGGCGAGCTAGGGGATGGCGGGACACAGATGACAAACAACCTCGCCGCTTGGCGTTTCACCATCCAGGAAGGGCGGCAATGACCGCCAAGAAAGGAGCTCCCAGGTGACTGTCGCCCCTCTCCCGGGCAACGTAAGGTTCCGGGCATTCCAGCTCGCACCGGAGTCGGCGTTCAACACGCCGGTTCCATGCACCCGGCGCTATCCATGGCGGGCCACGCCGACAGTGAACCCGAACTGGACGGATCCGGACATCGACACTGGGACCCTCGGCCTCGCCGTTGCCCCGTATCGCAAGGCCGTCGACGTGACGATCCCGGTGACGGGCTCGCTCGCGTTCGACGACATCCCGACGCTCATGGCTGCCCTGCACAAGCCCCTCACGCCAGCGCCGTCAGGCGCGGCGATCACCTGGACCGATCTCCCGGCCGAGACCAGCCAGGACAACTTCCAGCCCTTCACCGGCGAGTGGGGCGATGAGGTCGCCGGCGATCAGTTCCGGTACTACTCCGGGATCCTGGAGAAGCTCGCGCTGGCGTTCCCCGAGGATCTGTCGCCGGCCACCATCAGCGCCGACTGGCGATTCAGCCAGGCCATCTATCCCGCGGCCATGACGGCTGGCCTGCTCGTCGACCCGACACCGGTCTGGGTCTATGGCGCGGACACGACGCTCGCCCTCGACGACACGGCCGGCGGCATCGGCGGCACGGTCCTCTCGAAGTCACTCCACGGCGCCACGGTGACGATCACGCAGGTCATCGATGTCAAGCGCTTCATGGACGGGCCGGCAACCCGGTTCATGGCTCAGGGCTATGGCCGCGGGCTCCGGACCACGGAGGTCTCGTTCAGCCTCGCCAAGAGCGCCGCGACCCTGGTCGAGGCCGCCAACTGGCTCAACGCCAACGCCAAGAAGCGCTACCTGGCGCTCAAGACCATTAGCCCCACCCTCATCCCCACCACGGCGGTCCCGTATTCCAACGAGATGCGGTTCGCTGGCTACTGGTACACCCGCGCAGAGGCGACCAACGGCTCGGCCAACTCGGCCATCAGCCTGGTCTGCCGGTCCAACTACGACTCCACCCTCGCCTACAACACCTGGTGGCAGGCCATCTGCGCCAGGGCTGCTCTCTAATCCAGAGCGTAAGGAGCGCACGCGATGGAACTGATCCACATGGACCTGGAGGGGTACTCGTGCCCGTGCCCGGGCACCCCTCATTCACCCGGCACCGAATGGGTAGAGCTCGAGCCGAGCGTCACGATCCCGATGGGCATGGCGTCGATGGCGGTCATCCAGGCCTCGAGCGCCACGACCGAGCCGGAACTGTACGGCGAACTCGCGCCGATGCTGCTCCGGTTCGGCATCCGGCGATGGTCGTTCACCGAGCAGAACAACGGCCGGTCTGTCCCGGTGCCGATTCGGGGCGACTCAATCGAGCTGCTGCTCCCCTTCGGGACGGTCGGCTACGAAGTCACCAACCGCGCCATGGGCCTGTATCTGGGGGACCTCATGCGCCCTTTAGCGGCGAGGCGGAACAAGCGTTTGGGCTTTGGGCGGACGGGCGGTACGACATCTCGGACCCCCGCGTCTGGTCCGAAGCCCCGGAGCTCGCGCTCGCGGTCCTCGCGTCGGTCAACGGCTGGGCCAACGTCCGAGGTCCCGGCCCCATGACGTGGCGGGAGGCGGCAGCGTCACTCCAGCTGGCGGCAGAAGAACGCCACGGCGCGCCGACGCGCGCTCGAGTGCTGTCTGCCGTCGCCCAGGAAGACGCAGCCGCGGCTGCCCAGCGTGAGGAGCTCGAGCGCCCATGAACTCGATGCTCGGTTCGACCGCGGAACTGGCAATCCTTCTGAAGCTGAAGGATGAGGTCACCGGCCCGCTGAACAACATCGACCGCTCGCTCTCTGGTCTCAACAACAAGAGCGCCTCGGTGCCGAGCGGGATGACCAAGATCGGCGCCGGGCTGGCCCTCGGTGCCGAGCGCGTCGCAGTCGGCCTGATAGCGGTCGGCGGATCCGTTGCCGTCATGGTGGACAAGGCGACCAACGCCGCGGCGACCTATCAGAGCGCGATGGAGCTCGTTCACACCCAGGCGGGCGCGAGCCAGGCCGAAGTGGAGTCGATGAGCGCCTCACTTCTGAAGCTCGCCCCGGAGGTCGGGACCAACGCGACGGAACTAGCGGCCGGCCTGTACCACATCGAGTCGGCGGGCGTGCGCGGGGCCAAGGCGCTGGACATGCTCAGGACTGCGGCGGAGGGGGCCAAGGTCGGGCAGGCCGATCTGGAGGACGTGACCAACGCCCTGGTCGGCGCGGTCAACACCGGCATCAAGGGCACCGAGGACATGGGCGCGGCGATGGGCACGCTCAACGGCATCGTCGGCTCGGGCAACATGCGGATGGCCGATCTCACCGGCGCGATCGCGACAGGCATCCTGCCGACCGCCAAGTCGATGGGCCTGACCCTGAAGGACGTTGGGGCTGCGCTGGCCGACATGACCGATCAGGGCGTGCCCGCGGTCGACGCGGCGACCCGGCTCCGGATGACGTTCTCGCTCATGGCCGCGCCGACCGGCAAGGCGAGCGACGTGCTCAAGAGCATCGGCATGTCGAGTACTCAGATGGCCGAGGACATGCGCAAGCCCAACGGCCTGCTCGTGGCCCTCACCGACCTGAAGAGCCACCTGTCCGGGCTCTCGGCGGTCGAGCAGACACAGGCCGTCTCAGCGGCGTTCGGCGGCGGCCGCACGTCCTCGACCATCCTGACGCTGCTCGGATCGCTGGACCGGCTCGACACCAAGTACAAGGCGATCACCGCCTCCACTAACGACTTCGGCAACGCCTGGGACTCCACCGCCCTGACCATCGACCAGCGCAAGGAAGCGATGGCGGCTGGCTTCGACAGCCTGAAGATCCAGCTCGGCGACCAGCTGCTGCCGGTCGAGGGCAAGGTACTCGACGCTCTCACGAAGCTCGTCTCTTCGCCGGCGGTGACGCAGGGCATACAGGACTTTGGGACCGCCCTGGCCGGGCTGTTCACGGACGAGAACATCGCTAGCGCCGAGAAGTTCCTGAACGACGTCGTGCCGCAGGTCAAGGACTTCGCCACCAGCGTCCTACCGCCCCTGGAGGAAGGGCTGAAGATCACCGGCGCTGCCGCCAAGACGGCCTTCGACATGTTCATGTCGCTGCCGGAGCCCGTGAAGGCCGCTGTGATCGCCGCCCTGGCCGCGAACAAGCTGACGGGTGGCCTGGTCGCTTCGGGCATCGGTGATCTGGCGAAGGTGGCAATGGGCGCGGCCACTGGCACGTCTGGCGGAGGGATCGCTGGCGGCATGCTCGGGGTCCAGAAGGTATTTGTCGTCAACATGGGCGTCGGTGGCATGGGCGGCGGGCTCGGGGGTGGGGCATCACTCGCCGGCGAGGGCTCCGCAGCCGGAGGCGGTGGGCTCGCGGCTATAGCGGCGGGGGCTCTGCCGGCCGCGCTCATCCTCGCTGCCACGGTGGGCGGCATCGAGATCGCAGCCAATGTAGCAGACCCCTCCGGTAGCCAGGCGGCCTCTTACCAGGACCAGGCCGCGAGGGGGCAGTACGGCACTCGTCAACAGTCGGAGGCGCTGACCAACGCGGGATACCTTAGCGGTGGCACGCAGAGCTTCGACGCCATCGCCGCTGCCGCCGCGCAGTACGTGATAGACCACGGCACGAAGGGCGAGCCGATCAAGGCCACTCTCGATCCGGCCGCCTTCACCCAAACTCTCGGGCAGTACATGGCGACCGCCGCCACCCAGGCCCCCCACTCCGCCATGGACCGCGCGGGAACCGACCTGGCGGCATCGGCTACGGTGCTCCAGCACACGGCCGGCGACATGCGGGCCGCCTCCGTCCATGTCGACAACTCGGCCCGGGACCTGCGCGAGTCCACGGCCATCATGCGCAACACGCCGCCCACGGTGGACCTGACCGTGAACGTCGACACTTCCGTCTCGATCCGGGACATCAACAGCGCCCAGACCCAGAGCTTCATCCACAAGATGCGGGTCGCGATATGACCGTCGCCTTCCGCCACGGGAACCTCGGCGCGGCGACGACCGACATCACCTCGAAGGTGCGCCAGCCCGGCGGCGGGGGGGTTGCGTGGACCCTCACCGAAGCGGCCGAGAAGGGCGCACCGGCTATGTCCGGGTTCGCCACCGAAGACCCTGCCGCTGCGGTCACGCTGGTCGGGCTGAAAGAGGTCCACGCGGAGGACACGGCCAGCGCCGACCCGACGATCTTCGCGGGCTTCTTCGATGTCCGGAACGTCAGCCGGGCGCAGGATCGGGGTCTGGTCGTCGCGGCGGAGCGCGAGTGGGATGCCACCACGACCGACCTCAACACCCTGCTGGGGGA